AACAAAGATACATCAGAAAACTGGTTTGGAGATTTCTTTGAGCAAGAACCTTACGGGTCAAGAGTACAAAATGTTGCACAATCAATAGACCCTAACGCACCTTATTATGTAGCTCCAGCTGAAAATATTTTTAATATAGATGCTGGCGGGACAGGGTTTATGGGAATGTCAGGCCCTGGAGCTTTTACTACTCCTGTTTCTGAAATGTTTTCTTCAGACTTATTAAGATATATGAATGAATCACAAAACTTAAAAAATGTTCCAGGAAGTTTAACAGGAGATGGTATGCGAGTAGCACCCGAAGTTGATGCACAATTTAAACTTAAATCTGTCAATAGAATGGGAAATAGAGAAATAATGTACCATGACACAAACGCAAAATATACAAGAGACACATATCTATTGCCTGAAGAAGTGGCTATGAAACTAAACATGCAGTTTCTTGACGCTAATGGTAAACCGCTATACAGAAATAAACAAGAACTTATAGCTGGCATAGATAAACTGTCAAAAACACAAGGGTTTGTTAAAAAAACTTTTGATATGGGAGGCAGCGGAATTACTCAAGACACAATCCCTCTTAAAGATGTTGGGAAGCTTTACAAAAAAAACATAGCAGATAAAAAAGAAGAAAGAGATAGGCTTTCGCTTGCCAAAAGCAGAAGTGGACATACTATATGGGAACAAGTTAAAAATACCTTTAACCCTCCTTACGAAGATTATGTTGATGACCAAGGAAGAACCATAAAAGGAAGTTTTCTACAAAGAGAAGACCAAGATGTTTTAAAAAAAGCAGGGCTGCTTGATGAGGAAGCAAAGGTTGCAGACACAGCCCCTGCCTTTACACAAAAACAAGCGTATGAATTACTAGGAATGTACTTATTAATGAATAGATTAACAGGAAGTGGTCAAAAACCACCTACAATAGGATATACGGGTGGAGCACCAGCAGGACTTAAACTAGATGTTCCTGATTTATATAAAAAGAGGAGAATATAATGGCATACACAAAAGATGAAATAGATATGGCGTTGATGGCTTTAGCTGGAAGAATTGCTGCGGGGGATTCATTTGACCAAGCAATGTCTTCAGGTATAGAAAAAATAGATGAATTAAAGAAAACGCATCTCAAAAGCCAAGCAGATGCTCTTGATGTAGAAAAAAAGTTCTATGAAGTTGAGAAACTAAAAAGAGAAGTAGAGGGAGATTCTAATATTGTTGAACAGCTTTACACAGCAGACGCTATGGAGAGAGACGCAACAGTTCATCAAGCATACGGGTTTGCAGATAGTGTTTCCTTTGGCGTAGGAACTTTTGGGGAGACATTTGATATGGACCACACAGCAACAAGGCTGTCAAGAGATACCGCTAGAGACCTAAACAAAGACATAAAAATAGTTTTATCAGGCTCTTTTAAAGGAAGACCTAGTAACTACTTGCTTCGAGAAATAGAAGAATTATTGCCAAGTATAGGTAATTGGTGGGGAGGAGACGCAGTAGCAGAATCAAGATATAAAGCATTAAAAGGCAGGTTTGATGCGTGGCTTCCCGAATTAGATGGCGAAATTAGAATAGCCACAGGAAAGACAAAAATAGATTTAATGAAACAAAGAGCAAAAGCAGGTCATATCGCTAAAAGATTGGCCGTTGTTATTAATGGTTTTGATGAAAACGGAACAAAACCAAATGTTAATCTTGAGCCAACTGTCCCTAGAGGATATCAATTTTCTGACAGCGAAGAGGGGCTTGATGAATTACTAGGATATTGGAACGAAGTACAACCAGGGAAACCTTATAAAAAATTATGACAGAAGACGAAAGAAGAAATTTATTAGAACAAAGGGATAGAGGCCAAAGCTGGTTAGATTTTAAAGCAGCTGGGGCACATTTATTACAACACAACAGGATTACCCCCGAAGAATATCATAACGCAGTTAGGTCTTATGGGATAGAATCAGGAACAATTGACCCCAATAACCCTAATATTCCCGAAAAGATAGACGATGATGAGGGGAAAAAACTAGGACTCGAAATAGGCGGTGCTGTTTTAGGCTCTATTATATTTGGAGGAGCAAGACTTGCACACCCTTTAGGCTGGATTGGATATGCCGCACAACAATCATTGGCATCAGGTGCTGGTGCAGCAGCAGGAAACTATCTTTATCACAAAACAATGGATTCTCCACAATACGCTTCAGAAAAACATGTTGAAGATGCGATGGAAGTGGGGAAAGAGGTTACAAAGTTTAACGCTGCTTTTATGGGAGGCCTTAAAGTAGGCGGCCCTTTAATAAAACAAGCTGGTTTATTAGGACTAGGAACAGTTAAAGGAGGAGTTAAGCTTGGAGCACAAACATTAAATCTAGCAACAGGCGGGATTCTTTCCAAAGGCTACAAATCTTTTTCTGATAAAGCAAGCAAATATATTTTAGGTAAAAGCGAAATGGCAGATGCAATTTTAAGAACAGCACAGGAAAGAGGGGTGGTGTTAAGCCACAGCATGTTAATGTCCCCTACTATTCGTTCTATTTTAGAAGCTTTCTCTCGAGCTCCTGTTGTTGGTACTCCAATTAGAGATTCATACGACAGAACAATTAAATCTGTAGCGGACAGTTTGGTTAAAGATGTTCAAAAAGGAGCAACACTAGAGCAGGCAGCAAGCAAATTTTCTAATCGTTTTAAGTTTGATGAAAAAACAGGAAGATATTTGTTAGATGATGCTGGCGGTTATTCCCCTGACACAATAAATTTTGAGGCAATAGTAAATGTATTAAACAGAGCAGACGGGTACGAAGCTCAACTTTCTAAAAGTTGGGACGACCTGTTTGGAATATATGATAAAGTTGGCAGACCAAGGAATAGTGCAAATTTAGGAGCTTTAGGAAAATATGCTCCTAATGTAACCTGGGGTTCTATGAAAATGTGGTGGAGCGGTAGCCCTGGTAGTGTGAAATCATTAGGATTAGAGGGCCATTTTGATAAACCATTTAGAAAATTAATGAACAAAATAGAACAAGGTAAACCATTAACTGCTTTTGAAACGAAACAACTATATAAAGGGATGGATAGCACAGAGAAACATCTGCTAAATCAGCTACAGAGCAAAAACGCAGACGATTTATACATAAATTTTGATGATGCAAGAGTAGCTTTTAACAGAGATGTTGGTAAAGCATTGGGGAGAAGTTCAAGAGAAGAAAAAAAGAAAGTGTTTAATATGCTAAATCTTCATAATAAAACAAGAAAAGAGCAAATAAGTTTTATTCAAAAAGCTGACCAAACAGGAATGATGAGTGCCACTAATATAATATTTAGAGAGGGCGGGGAAATGGCTGAACGATTAAATACAGCGATGCGTAACTCTTTTTTAGTTACAGCAAAAGGTAGGAATTATTCAGACATGATTAAAAACGCACAGGGTGGTGATTTTTTTGTAATTCCTGGCTCTACAGCTGAAGCCGCAATGAGGGCCTCGGGAAAATATGGAGACCAAGGTTATGAAACCATAATGCGTGAGCTTTTTATTAAAGGTACACAAAAACAACATGACAATTTACTCGAACTTGTAGGTTCTAAAACTTATGGGAAATTAGCACAGAATGAATTAGATAATATTTTTGATAGCACTTTAATAAAATATTTAAACGATGGAGGCGGCCCTGGGAGAGCAGATTTTTTAAAAGCGATTGGTGCTACTGGGAGTGCATCAGAGGCAAGAATAGCAAAAGACAGAATCGAACTCTTACTTACAAATCTTAATAAGATGAGGAAAGGGCAAACTGTTATGTTTGAGGGGAAAGAAGTTCCGTTAAAACCCATAACTTATAAAAATTTGAAAGATTTTGGCGAGCTGTTGCAATTTCTTCCTGAAAAACCAAACCTAAACCAATTCGTACAAAGGTCTTTGGCTCTTAAAATGGCTGGAGGTATTAACGCTGGGACTGTAACAGGTTTTGTCGGAATCGGCGGAGCAACTGCGGCAGCAGGGCCTGTTGGAGGAGTTATGGCTATTGGTACTTTTAGAATATTAACAGAACTTTTATCAAGACCAGCTAGGTATGGCGATTACGCAAGATTACTTGGGAACATTAAAGACCCAGCAACAAGAGCAAAAGCGTTAGAGAAGTACGGGGAAGCTGTTGGCATGGGAGAAAAAATAATAAACGGAATGTTTAATAGAGCAATAACAGATGGAGACACGGCTCTGATAAGAGGATTAGTTACAGTTGGAGCGGTTACACAAAAAGAAGCTAACTCTATGTTAAGACAAATAATGGACAGGGAGAAAGAGAAATGATACCTATGGAACTATTATCAATGCTCGCATCTACTGTACTAGGTGGAGTTATGTCTATCATGGCACAGAAATCTCAAGCGGAAGCTGAAAGAGAAAAGATGTTAATGCAGAGGGCAGAATTTGCAGCTAAACAAACGGATAAAGCTCGTGATGTTAAAGATGCTCACACAAAACATACGAGACGCTGGATTGCTTTAATGTGCGTATTCTCTATTATAGTCGTGCCTATCATTGCACCTATTTTCACAGATGTAAGCGTAGCATATCAAATTGTAACAGAGGCAGAGAGCGGATGGTGGATATTCGGCACTACCTATGAAACATCAGTATGGAAAGAGGGTAATGCAATCTTTATAACAAGCTTACAATCACACACAATATTCTCAATTATAGGACTATATTTTGGCGGCTCACTTACTAGAAAATAGAGGAAATCATGGATTTGAAAATATTATTAAAAGCATTACTAATTATATTTATTGTTGCTGGTTTATTGCATTGGGAAAATACTATGGGAGATGTAACTTCATCAGGTAGTACGACCAATACACAAAGCAATAATGCTGGAAGCAATACAGCAATCACAGGTGGGTATGAATCAAGCACCACTTATCAATCAGGCAGCAGTTCTAACACAACAACAAATAACGAAACGAATAATTCAACGAATCAAAAGACAGCGGTTAATTCAGCGTCAGCACCGAGTATGTCAGTATATGGGCAAGATAGTTGTGTTATCCCTTTAGCGGCAGGAGTTACAGTTATAGGATTTAGCGGTAGTTTTGGCAGTTACATGACGGATAAAGAATGTGAGCGTAGGAAAGCTACAGCAGTCCTAGCTAAATTAGGCATGAAAGTCGCAGCAATCTCTTTGATGTGCCAAAACCAAGATGTTTGGCAAGCTATGTGGGATGCTGGCACACCATGCCCTATCGAGGGATTGATTGGAGCTAAAGCTAAAGAGAAATGGATAGCTAAAAGAAAGAATAAAATTATAAATCAATCAACTAAACCAAGTATGACTTGGAATCACATGTTACAAAATGAAGAAGATACTAATTAGTTTATTATTTCCTTTAGCATTATTTGCAGAAGAACAGACCACAGGAAATTTAATTACCAATAGTGCATTTAATAATGGAACTACTGGTTGGACTTTGTCAGGTGATGCACAAAGAATTAGTGATTGTTGTCCAGGCGGACATGACCTAGAGTTTGGAGATAGTGGCAGCATTGAGCAATCTTTTAATCTATCATCTGAAACAATAACACAACCCATGCTTAATAATGGCATTACTTTAAACTCTAGTGTTGAAGTGCAGAATGGAGAATGTGCAGTATCAGGTTGTTGGGGTGGTTCAGGCGGTGCTGATACTTTTACAATCAGACTACAAATTAAAGATTCAGATAGCAATGTACTAGCTACAACAACACAGGAGAGAACTGATGTTACAGGAATTAATGGCGAAGATTTCACAGATACTCTCTCGTATACAGGTAGTGGTTCTAACATTGGAAATATTTTTATTAGTGGGACTGATGCTAATAGTCCTGCTACTCTTGGTGGCCCTAATGTAGATAACATATCGGTTACTATGACCTATGATGATGAGGTATTAACTGCCACACAAACAGCAATTATTGCCACAGCATTTGAAGAAATAGAAGAAGTTTTAGCTACTGAAATAGAAACAGTAGAGTTTGAACCATTACAAGAATTTGTCTTTGAAGTCTTTGAAGAACCTGAAATGGTTATAGAGATGTTTGAAGAAATAACTTTTGAGGAAATAGCTATTGAAGAAATCAACACAGGTATTGTTGAGATATTCACAGTAGCTATTGAGGAAGAGATTATACCTATGGAGGTGGCTTATGAAGAACCAAAGGCCCTCGAAACATTCTCAACAGAAGTCGAAAGTTTTGAAACAGAAACTGAAGTTGAAAGCCTTGGAGGACAAGAAGTTGCACAAGCAGAACCAGGAGAAGAAATTGTTGGAGGAGGAAATGAGCCTGCACCAAGAGAAAACGAAGAAAGAGTTTCTACAGAGCCTGGAGAAACATTGTCAAGAGAAGAATCTGTGGCAGAAACTGAAGAACCTGAAACAGAAACTGTTGCAATGGCTGAAGAAATAAATGAGAACGAGGAGACAACAATTGCGGAAACAGAGGAGCAAGGAGGAACTGAAGATGTATCTTCGAATGAAGATGAAAGTTCTGAAAGAGAAGAACCCACAGATACTGCTGGCGGGGAGGCACAGCCCGAAACTGGGGGAGAGCAAACAACAAACCAAAACACAGAAACTGAAAGAGTGGTTTCTATTGATGTTGAAAAAATTGCAGAACAAGTTGCAGATAAAGTTAAATCAGTAGATAAACAGCTAGAAATAACTCAAACTATAATAGCTAAAGCTATGAATAATAACAATATATTGGGCAGTTATTCGAATGTTAATCAAGATATTTTTAAAAACCAACTTGTTATTGACGGAGGAAATTATTATGACATCCGAGAATATGTTGATGGTAGAAATATATATCATCAAAATCAAAATGTTTATAAAGATTCTGTTTCTCAATATCAAACAAAGGTTGAGGAAGCTGTGGATGAAGTTATAAGAACACAAGAACATTTAAGGAGGATTCGTGGATTTTAAAGATATAAAAACATGGGGAGTATTACTTTCTATTGTCGTAGCTATTGGTGGTGGTTTTTCCAAGTTTGGAGAAATCTCAAATCGTTTAGCTGTGCTTGAGAAAAAATCAGCCCCTGACATTAAACCATTAGAACAAGACATAGCTATTAACAAAGCTGAAATTGCTGTACTAAAAGCAAAAGTGGATGAGATTAAAGCTAGGTCAGATAACCCATTAGGACAATAATTATGGCAAGAGGAACAAAAATAGAAAAAGATAAAGAACAATCTTTTATAGATTGCTTTTGTGAGGGAGATACAGCGGGCAATGCAACCCAATCTTGTATTAAAGCTGGTTACTCTAAAGACATGAAAGGAATTAGGAGTATGGGGAGTTATCTTAAAAAGAAATACGCAAAAGAAATTAGGAAAAAACAGGAGGAGAGGATTTCTTCTACTGCTGGGCCTGCTATTAGCGTATTACAGAACCTTTTACATTCTGAACAAGACGCAGTAAAATTGAACACCGCAAGGCTAATACTGGAATTAGGTAATTTTTCTTCTCAAACAATTAATCTAAATGTGGACAACATTAAAGAGAAAACAGACAAAGAGCTTATTGAGGAGCTTAATTCCTTAATTAAGGATATGCCTAAAAACTCTAAAAAAATCTATGATGTGAGTGAGGTATCACCCGACTTATCTGATGGTGTTCCCTTAATTAAGGAAGATAAAAGAGTTAAGCATTAGTATCTCCTATTTTAGCTAGAGCACTATTCTCAAGGTCTTGAATCATAGACATAATATCTTTATATTTTTCTTGTATTTGTTTGAATTGCCCTTTCTTAAGGCCTGTCAGATGCAGCTTCGCTTTTTCAGTAAATACGAACACACCCTCGTTGCAATGAGGACAATCTTCTATCTTATTTAAGTAAACTGTGTGCCCTACCCCGTTACAAAAAGGACATCTTGTACACGCAGTTTCAAGAAAAGCACAATCAACCAAGCTCCTAACCACCTTTCTACTTATCTTATCTTCCTCAAATATCTTAATTGCTTTCGCATAAAAAGAATCATATAAACTTGACCTTTGGTTTGTATCACCCAAAAACCTAAACAATATCATAGCTGCTTCTCTATTAGTAAGCCCGCAATAGGACATAATAATATTGATTTCATCAGATGTTATGGCGTTATGATTCTTTGAGCCAATAGACTCTAAATTGACGCTTTTAGGTAGTAACTTTGCTAAAAGCTCAATCTTCATTCCAGGGATATTCTTCCTTGTTTAA